TGGTATAGGGCACCGTTAAAAGTGCCCTATTGTCAGCACTTTTATTTGATTGATTGAGCGGCAGTGACATACTTGCCATATTTTTCGTGGAACTCATCAAAACACTTGACTTTATCAGGATCAATTGGTAATTGATACTGCGTTAGAGCAAGTTTAATACCCATTACAACAAGTTCGGTATCAAAGTTGTCCATCATAAATCTAAGAAACCTATTGACCTTTTCGTCAAATTTCTTATCTTTCTTGTCACAAGCATCTTTAAGTTCATAACATAAAGAAACCGTAAGCGAGTACATAGCACTTATTTCTTTCGATTTCAATTTGTCCACTTTACCATCTAAAATCTCAGATGGATTAGGCAACTTACTTGCCACTTTTCTGTGAGCCATGAACTTAACTGCAAGTCCTTCGCCCACTGCACCACTAACCATGTCAGTAGTTGTGCTTTCATCCAGTTCATCTGTCAGTAATTGACTAACAAATGACCAAGATCTTGGAGTCGCAAATGAACGACTAGGTGACTTTGGATCAAAGTCGTACAAGTCCTTCTTGCTGAAAGTCAAATATCCTAAAACATCTTTATGGATGCTTTTGTCAACTGCCCATTCAAACCAGTCATCGAACTCAACTTTCATCTCCAAGTGAATGAATCTATTTGCCAAAGGAGCAGGCATTCTGTAAACAACACCTTTGTCTGCCTCTCTGTTACCAGCCGCAATAATAACAACATTGTCTGGTAGGCTGTATGTACCAATCTTTCTGTTTAGAATTAATTGATATGCCGCCGCTTGTACACTTGGTGCCGCGGAATTCATTTCATCTAAAAATAAAATGATACATTTATGTTTTTTTGCTAATTTCTCATCAGGAAGTTCTGAAGGTTGTGCCCAATTCATTGTGTTCTCTTTTGAATTGAAATATGGAATACCTTTAATATCTGTAGGTTCCCATAAACTCAACCTAATATCAATAGTATGTGCATCCATACTATCTCCAATTTGGTGGATGATTTCTGATTTTCCAATCCCAGGGCCACCCCATAAAAAGATTGGTCTTTTAATTTTTAGTGCGTGTAAAATACTAGCCTTTGCCTTGTTTGGGCTAACTTGTCTAGTACCTATTGTTTCTTGTGCTTTTGGCATTTGTTTGTACTCCTATATTAACTTGTTGTATAGTATTATAATATATTCACGTACCAAAAATGTCAACCAGAAATATTCACTAAAAACGTCAAGGTTTATGCGGGTAATTTAACCTGTGGATAACTATTCTGCAGTTTCTAGTCTAGAAATTGCTTTATTCAGACCGTATTTCCTAATATCTCCAGAAAATAACATCAATTCCATTGCTTTTCTTTCGTTGGTTACAACAATGCCGTCTTCTGCTAATAGATATGGACAATTAATATACTTGTCTAAGAATATAATCACTTGAGTTGTAAGAGTAAAGTCAACAGGAAAAGGAACTTCATAAACTTGAATTTCTAAACGTTCTGTTATAAATTCAAATCCTTCGTCTGTTAATCTCAGTCCACCTGTACGTCTTGTGTTTTTCCACCAAACAGGCATATATTCTTTCAAGGTATTTTCACCCAACGAAATATTGGCTTGTTTTAGGAAAATTTTTGTGTAGGCTTCTTTAGAAATCATTTTTCACTGACAGTTTCACCCTGGGTCAATTTGACCACCGTGAATTCTTCAGTGTTGAACATAGTGTTCAATTTCTTTGCAAGATTGAATGCGTGTCCAGGATTTGAAAATGAGACCTTTTTGTACTTTGGTCCTGGATAATTGTTCAATAGATTAGATGACTTCAAATTGAAGGGTTTGTTTTTGTAGAAAACTGCCCAAATGGCTTCTGCCGCCAAAACTTGCTCTGATTTGTAGTCGCTTTTATTGACGTTTTCTAATAATATTGTTGGTTTAGGTCTACTCATAATATGTAATATTTATCCAATTTTGGATTATATTATGCGTAGTTAATTGATTACAGACTTCCGCCGTCTACTTTTACTTCTATATCTGGTTGGTTATCTGATTTTGCTATTAAGTTTTCATAGTTGCCAGCCAAACGTGCCAACACAGTGCCAAGGCTGTAAGCCACTTCTTTGGCATTTGCAATGTCCATAGTAACTTGTTTTTGCTGAGAACTGTCTGCATTTTTGATTTGCTGAAGCAGTCTTTCTATGGGTGCAGTGTTAATAGGTGCTTTTGTTTGCATTTGCTAACTCCTGTTTCATTTCTAACTGTGTTCTGAACGGACCTTTAAAAGGATATCTATCCAGTGTAAGCATTTTAGGGCAGAAACTTCGTACCCATCCTTTTTCAAACTTTATAATATAGTATCCTGCACAATATAAACTTTTAGATTTTTTACTTTTTGTAAACAAAGGCAATTTTTTTTGCACATCAAATATTTGATTGTATGCTTTAAATTTACTTGGGTAATCATAAACAGAAACTTCTTTTAATACTTTAGGTGATTCTTCAATATCGTCCAAAGTTGAACCCCACATCCAACTTCCGTTAAATTTGCTTTGCAGTTGTCTTTGGTTATCAAATATCATTGTACCTGTATCACAACTAAACATATACCTTCTATCTTCTTGTTTACAAATTGTTCCTAGTTTTCTTCCGTCTTCTTCAAGTATCCAAAAACGACCATCTAGTATAGGCTTGGCAAAATATTTTGTTACCATCTTATTCTCCTTTTTTGTATCTTGCGTTTAATGGTTCTGCATATGACTCAGGAGAGTCTGCAATTCTCTGCATATCCCATTTCGCACAAAACTTTATTAGTTTTAAACCAACTTGTTCTATTTGTTTTTCAGTAGCACTGCCTACTGTGTCTTTAATAATTTGTTTTATTTCATCAGGTTGTGCTGTGAGGTCACACAGTCTTACATTTCTATTATAGTCATCAAGTACTCTATGCTCTGCACCTTCGTGATCTACCCATCTTTGTAACATTAAATTATTCCAATTATAACCTTTTGATTCTCTATCTGCAAAGGCTTCAATTAAGCCAACTTTCTTTTTAGTACCTTTTGTACGCACACCAGGATATGCTGAAAATACATTGTCCGAACTGTCACCTCTCATACATTTTTCAAATAATAACCATTGTGGATTCGGAGCAGGTTTTTCTTCTTTTGTTTTTTTATCTATAACACGTTTACCTTTGTCATCAAAATAACCTTCATGCGTAGTTGTTACATCTTGAATTCCATTAAATTGTTTTACATTAGGCGCAATTAATTGTGCAAAGTCACCATCTGTTGATACTATCACATGATTATCGTTAGGATGTGCTTGTATCCAACCAGCAATTAAATCATCTGCTTCTAATTTTTCATGTCTTAAAACTGTGCAATTAGTTTTTTCAGTAATAAAATCTCTAAAGTTATCAAATGTTTCCCAAAACACTTCGTCTTCTTCTACTTCAGTTTCTGTTCTCACTGCCCTTGCATCTGATCTATTACGTTTGTAAGGTGCGTAATGATCCTTTCTCCAACTGCGTCCTTCTAAACAAAACACAACGTGACTGCCATCAAAGTCTCTCCAAACTTTACGTATTGAATTAAAGGTAATGTGCAAAGCCATGCCTATTTTTTCATTCAAGTCTCCACGTATTACGTGTCTTGCTCTAAAAAATGTATTTGCAGTATCAACTAAAATGTGTGTCATGCGTTAAACTCTAATCCGTTTGCACGGTCTCCTTCATAAAAATTTGTATCAAATAAGTCAAAAGCCATACTGACTCTTTCACCGTCCACTTTGTGTTCATCTGCTTGATGAAATATATAACTGGGAAACATTGTTAGTCCTCCAGCAACATTCTTTGTTTCGTACACCATTCTTGGATTTACAGGATTATGATATACAGTCTGTGTGGCGTAATCTTCAAAATGTAAATTACCACTCAAATAAGAAAAATGTTTGGCTCCATGATTGTGTATAGTGATAGGCTGTCCTTTTCGCACTACATTTGCCCAACAAAACATAATACATTTTCTTGGTTGTGTTTTATACTCATCCATAAAATTTTTGTAAGATTCTTGTAACCAACTAAACATATTCTTAAAAGCACTAACTCCTTCTGTAACTTTAAACAAATTAAAACTATTATATTGTGCAGTAAGACTGTCTTGACCTAATCCAGTACCACCATCGTCTTTTGATTTGTGTTTGTTTGCAGTTACAATACTTTTTTCATTGTCTATTATCCACTGTCGCATAATGCCAAGTTCATCTTTGCTTGAATATTGGTCAAACCATAATGGCAAGTTCCATACTGGAGCAAACTCATTCATTGGATGCATACTTTTGTGGACTTGTAACATTTTATCTTGCAGTGTATATGTCTGATCTGTTAATTCTTCTTTTTAACACTCTTAACAATTCATCCATTTTATCAATAACTGCAATCAAATCCGGATCAGTTATCATTTTTTGTTGTTGACGCAATTCATCATATTCCTTGATTGAAATACGCACCATTGGTGATAAGTCTCTAGTAGACTCATTTTCATACGTCATGTCATGATCGTGTGTGTCTCTATCGTTATTGTCTGTCATATTTCTCCTTAACTAATTTCCGATTTATCGTCACTTAAATTTTTTGTATTAATATATCCTGCACCTCTGCTTGGATCTTGTCCACTGTCTTGCAATACTTGTTTTGCAATAGTTTTAAACCAAGCATCAACAATTTGTTCATTAGATTCGCCTTTGTATCCAGCGTCAACTAATTGTTCAATAAATTCATTGTTCCAATCTAGTTCAAAGAATCCATTTTTAATATTGTCTTTATTGATGTGTGTATTAAGTACAGCCACCCAAGGTTTTCCATCTTTAGTTGCTTTTTCTTTTTCAGCCATCAACGCATCTAGTTTAGGATCTTTGCTTGGTGTCTTCTTGTCTTCTGTCTTTTTAACAAAGACATCTTTTACTTTTTTGATTATATCCATTTTCTTATCTCCGTTAAATGTTTGTCTTTTTCTTCATCTGTCATATCTTTATGTTCCCCATGCATTTCCGAAGATGTCGACGTGTAGTCTTGGAGTGTATCTCCATCCTCTTGCCATTGCCAACTCGGCAACGTTTTTTGTGTTGAGTTTGTACTCTTCTGATCTGCCTCCCAATGGCATGATATAAACGGGAACGTCGACTCCCACTTTATTGTACTCGGCAACTGCTCTTGTAACTTCATCAACATCGGTTGCATCAGCGACCACAAATTTAAAATACATTTTACTGTTAGGAATCCTACTGTAAGCAAGAGCAATTTCAGGCTTGATAGCAGTGTGCCAAGGTTCACCTGATACGGAAAGTTTTGGAGAGCAACTCCAAGTGACTTCGAATCTATCTTGTTTTCGGAGATAGTCTTCAAAATCCTTGTGTAAAACCTGCGTTGTATTTGTCTCGAAAGTGACATTCTTCAAATCCTTCATTCTAGGATGTTCAAATAATTCTACATAAAACCTCTGCCATCCCAACAAAGGCTCACCTCCAGTAAGTATAAAATGTACATCTTGTCCATTAGACATTGTCCACTTGCCTTCAGGAGTTAATGATAACACATGATCCACCACTTCGTCAATCGTTTTGTCCATCATATATTTTTTAAATTCTGGATAGATACTGGCATAAGTGTCACAACCTGTATGTATAATTGGCAAGTCTTCAAACTTATCAACCTTATCCAAAACACCATTATCTAAAAGTTCTTTAACTTCTGGATTGTATTTGATTCCTTGTTTTAATTTTTCTGCTCTATTTGGATGTCTGTCTATGCCAAAATTCATGCATCTAAAGTTACAACCAAATGTTCGTAAGAACACCGAAGGCACACCTACAAATCTGCCTTCACCTTGTACAGAATAAAATGCTTCACTGTATCTTAATCTTTGATTGTGTAGATTACTTACCACTAGCGAATTCCTGTTGCAGTTTTATATTGTCCATAAATTCTTTTTTAGTACCTGCGTCATCTTTAAATGCACCTTTCAGTACCGTTGTCTGTGTAAGACTGCTGTGTGCCTTAACACCTCTATTTTCAACGCAACCATGTGTTGCTTGGACATAAACACCTAAATGTTCTGCGCCTGTTGCCTTTTGTATTTCACGTGTGATATCATTTGCAAGTTCTTCTTGCAATGTACCACGTTCAGCACACCATTGTGCGATACGTGTATATTTAGAAAGTCCTATCAGTTTGTCTGCGGCAATTATACCAATGTATGCAACTCCTTTAACAATCTGATGATGATGCGAACACATACTTGTAAGTTCACTTCTGACAACAAGCATACCTTCATATCTTGATGCACTGTCATTCGGAAATGCTGTTGCATTAGGCATTGGATCATAACGTCCTGCCATTAGTTCATTCATATACATTTTTGCAAGACGTTTGCCAGTTCCTTTGCTGTTAGGATCATTATGTCTATCAATGACTAGTTTATCTAGTACATTTTCAAAAGCAACTGCGGCTTCTTCGATAAGTGCTTCTTTGTCGCCTTCTTTTAAGACTTTGGAAATATTATCTCCTGCCCAATATCTTACACCAGCCTCTTTCAGCCTTTCAATTATTTCTTCACTTTTACTCATTATCCCCTCGAAATGTATTTTTCAAGCACTTCAAGTTGATCATGATATTGTGCAATCACCTGTAATTCTTTTTCTATTGCTTCTAATATATCTGGATGTTCTCCTACACCCACTGCCTTTTCCATGTA